ACAAATGGCGAAACATTTACACGGGCGAAATCTGCGAGCAGACGATAAACGAATTCTCGAGATCAAAAGAAATCTCAAAATTAATTTGCCGGAAAATGTGCATAAGAAATGTAAACTCGAAGTCGAAAGGATGGAGGCATGAAACCTTTTTGAAAAAGGTAATTGAAGGCGACGTCATTGAGTGGCTGACAGGCGGTCCCGTGAGAAACGGCAGAAAATCCATTCAATCAAAAGCAAGCGCGAGCAAAGCGTGGGACAACATCATCGTTGTGATGGCTCGTTATCATCGCGGAAGCGGAGTCAAAGCAATCGCCAAGGAATTCGGAACGTCTGGCGGTCAGATTTTGTATGCGCTCAAAGAGGCGGGAGTCGACACGACCAAGCGAAGGAATTACTTCAAGCCAAGCGATTCGCTGACGCCTAGTGAAGCGAGAAAAGCGAGATGGCGCGAGAACATGGCGATTCCGTCCGCAAGGCTAAGAAAGAGGGTGATGAATCGAATATGGTCAGCCATGAAAAGTCAGCGAGTGAATGGCGTCGGCTCATTTTGTCTGGTCGGTTGCCCAGTTGGATTTCTCAGGAGTTACATCGAGGGCAAATTTGAGAAAGGAATGACGTGGGACAATTACGGCGAATGGCATGTCGATCACATCCGCCCATGCGCATCATTCGATTTGAGCGACAAAGAGCAGGTGCTTCAGTGTTTCAACTGGCGCAATCTTCAGCCGATGTGGGCATCTGAAAACATAAGCAAAGGCTCAAACTATGCCCAAACCTGAGCCCGAACTAACCGCCATCGCCGAGGCGTTGCAAATCGACGTCCGCACGCTGCGGAACTGGCGCAAGCGCGACGGCTTTCCGCACGGCGAGGACGCGGCAGCAGTCAAGGTCTGGGCGGACCGAAACGGGCTCGGCAGGCTCAAGGACTCTACGCTCGCCGAGCTCAAAGCCGAACTCATGCGCGAGCAAATCCGCCTCGCCCGCAGCAAAAACGAACGCGAAGCCGGTGACGTCATCGACCGCGAAGTCGTCGAGGCGATGCTGGTCACTCTCGGCCAGAAGCTCAACCTGCTCCTGCGTCTCAAGCTGGAGGTCGAGCTGGGGCCGCGCGGCGTCGGGATGAACGCGGCGGAGCTGAACGTCGAGGGCGGCGTCATCCTGCAAGAAATTCGAGAGGTCGTGAACGCGAACATCGCGACGTTCGAGGGCGAGGCGTTGGACAGGTCGAGAGGGGCGGAAGCGATTGTTTGAAATAGCGCTTGCAATCAATCAAACGCCTCCCATGCTCTCGGGTATGAACTTCACCGCCGCCAAATTTAACAGCCTCGCAAACGCCCGCAGCTACTCGGACCGCACCGTCAAAGCCTCGATGGTTATTCTGGGCGATGACATGAAATTCTGGGTGGTAACGATGGCGGTCGCCGCAAAACTTCTGGCCGCCGGTTACGAGGTCGCCGCATGACCGCCGGTGGCAAACGCACCGGAGCAGGCCGCAAGCCCCTCCCGCCCGACCAGCGGGCCGTCGCCGTGACGGTGCGCCTCCGTCCGCAAGTCGCGGCGCGTTTTCGCGCTTGGTGCAAGGCTCGCGGCATCAGTCAGAGCGAAGCGTTTTCGACGTGGGTGCTTCACCTGATCGCGTGACCGCCTCCGACGCTCTCCTCACCACCCTGCGCCTCCCGCAGCCCGACCGCTCGCCGATCTACGAGTGGGCGCGCAAGCACATCATTTTGCCCGAGTCCTACGCGACCTCAGGCCCCTTCAACGTCAAGATTTCGCCGTGGCTGATTCCGATCTTCGACGCGTTGCAGAATCCGCTCGTGAGGCGCGTGCACTTCCGTAAGGCCGTGCAGATCGGTGGCACGCTCGTCGCTGACATCTGGGTGCCGTGGCTTATCTGCAACGACGCGGGGCCGATCTCATGGACGATGCAGACTGACGAGATGATCGATAGGCACGCAAAGTCACGGCTCAACCCGATCTTCGAAAGCTGCAAGCCGGTCGCCGCGATGCTCCCGCGCGTCGGACCGCACCGGACGACGACCGAAATCTACTTCGGCGGCTTCTTCTTTTTGCTCAACCCGGCCAACCTTTCGTCGCAGCAGTCGCAGTCCATCCGCTACAAAATCAACGACGAGATCTGGCTCCCGAAGTGGCAAGAGGTTTACGGTCACGCCGTAGCGCGCGTCAGTCGCTTCGAGGAAGTCGGGCGCTCGAAGATTTACAACACGTCGCAGGCGCCGATCATGGACCTCGAGACCGGCAACGTGGAGGACACGAGCTTCCGCCAGGGCACGCAGCAGGAGTGGAGCACGGAATGCCCGGCGTGCCGCAAGGTTCACCCGCTCGCGTTCAGACTCGAGAAGAACGAGGAGACCGGGCTGCGGGGCGGCGTGGTCTGGGACGCCGCGGCAAAGCGAGACGACGAGACCTGGGACGTGGCTCGAGCGGTCGCCTCGTGCCGGTTCCGCTGTCCTCACTGCGGCCACGAGTCGCCCGACACCGACACGACGCGCAACGGATGGAAGCGCGCGGGGCGCTTCGTGGCGATGAACCCGGCCGCGCCGGCGGAGATCCAGAGCTTCCGCGTCGAGTCGGTCGTCAGCCGGCCGATGCGCTTGCTCGTCGAGGAGTTCTGCGCGGCGGACAATCACTTCGTGCGGCAAGGCGACGACAAGATGAAGATCGAGTTTAGAACCAAGCGCGAGGCGAAGCCGTGGGTCATGGAGAAGAAGGTCGTGAACCTCTTCGTGACGAAGTCGGATTACACCGTGGCGCAGTTCAGCAACGGCGAGGGCATCGACGGCGAGGTCATCCGCTTCATGGCAATCGACCGCCAGCAAGATCACTGGTGGGTGGAAATCGGCGCGTTCAGCTCGGCAACTGGCCCGACCTACAAGCAGCTCTATTTCGGCCGCATCGAGACGCGGGACCAGCTCCGACAGATGCAGCACCGCTACAAGGTGCAAGACGCGTGCGTCGCTCAGGACCGCGGCTACCGGCCGGCCGACGTGGATCGCGACTGCGCGGACTTTGGCTGGCGAGGGATGCGTGGGCACGCGCGGAAGACTTGGACGATGCGCGACGACGCGAGCGACAAGCTGATCAACTTCCCGTTCTCGGAGCCGCGCACGAGCGACTACCGCGGCGGGGATGTGTATTACTACGACTGGAGCGGCGACTACTTTAAGGACCTGCTGGCAAACGCGCTCGAGGCCAAGGGCGACCTCAAGTGGCTTTTACCGGCCGACGTCAATCCGCTGTATCTGGAGCATCTCAAGGGCGAGTCTAAGGTCGAGATTCGCTCGGGCGTTTGGGCCTGGCAGGAGGTCAAAAGCAACGCACCGAATCACGGCTTGGACACGTCGGCGATGATGCTCTGCATGGCCACGATTGCAAACGTCGTCCGCTACACGCCGGTGAAAGACTAAGGCCGGTTTGACGTTTCGGGCAGTGGTATGCTCGACAACCCATTTCTCGGACTGGATAGCGCCACCCTGACGGCGCTCAAGACCAAGACGATTGACGCGATTCAAGCGGTGCTTCTAAACCAGAGTTACAGCTTGAACGGGAAGAGCGTGAGCCGCGCGGACCTAAACGCGCTCAACAATATGCTCGGGAACTTGCAGGACGCATTGACGGACGCGGCTGGCACGTCCACAGACACGACCTTCGTGAGCTTCACCGGCAACTGAACAACATGGAAAACGACATTTTCGACGCGTCAAAATTGATCGCCCAAAAGCCGTGGCTCGACCGCGCGCTGGAAAACATCGCACCGACGTGGGCGCTGAAACGGCTAGAGGCTCGCGTCGCCAAGTCACTTTTCGAATACAACGCAGCGCGGACCAATCGGCTCTACGCTCCGAAGCAATACGCGCAGCCGGTCGAGAGCTCGCAGAATCAGCGGGACCGAGTGGTGCTCATGTATGAAGCGCGCGATCTGGTGGACAACGCTCCTGAGATTCGTGAAGTCGCGCGCAAGTTCGGGCTCTACCTGACGCCGCATGAATACTCGCCGACGACTGGGGATCATGATTACAACCAAATCATTTCAGAGTATTTTCACGCGTGGTGCAAAAACTGCGACGTGACGAACCGGCACTCGTTCAAGAAATTGGTGCAGCTCGCCGCCGAGGAGCGTCCGGTGGACGGCGATTGCGGCTTTGTGATTCGTCGCAGCGGCGAAGGGCTCAAGCTCCAACTCGTGCCCGCGACGCGCATCGGAAATCCGAACGACACGGCGGTCGCGTCGAACAACTACTTTCAAGGAATCATCACGAACGACTTCGGCCAGCCGGTGGCTTACCGAATTTTCCGCGTCACGCGCGACGGCGTTTATTTCGGCGCGGAGGACATCCCAGCAAATCAGTTCTGCCACTTTTTTGATCCAAATCGTGTGGACCAATACAGAGGCGTGTCTGATCTCGCGAGCGGGATTCAGACCGCGCGGATGCTTCACGACATCCTGCAAGCCGAGAAAGCGGGCGTGCGTTTCTCATCGCAGCAGGCCGCGCTCATCTTCAACGACCGAGGCACCGCCAACCCGCGCAATCTGTTCCAGCCAAACCCTGCGCTCTCGCTCCCGAGCGGACAGCAGCAGAAGAACGAGCTGACCGAGGTGGGCATGATTCGCTACTTCCAGAACTCGGACCGCGTCGAGGTCATGCCCTCGCGTCCGTCGCAGGCGTTTACAGGTTTCGTCCAACATTTAATGCACGAAATAAGTCTTTCGGTGGGCATCCCCGAGGGAGTGTTATTCGGCACAAGCGAGTTTAAGGGGCCAAGCGTCCGCGCCGAGTTCGCCGCAGCCGACCGCGTCTTCACCCGCCAGCAAGGCGTGCTTACCGACAAGGTTCTCGACCCGATCAAGGATGCCGTGATTCTCGACGCCATCGCGCGCGGAGAAATCCCGCCGCCTCCGCTGCTCGCGGGCGAGACGATGGTGCACGCGCTGCGCCGCGCGACCTGCGGTGAGTGGCGTTTCCCTGCGAAGCTCTCAATCGACGTGGGCCGCGAGAGCGCCGCGAACATGAACGAGAATCGGCAGGGCGCGAAGTCGCTGCAAGAAATCGCGGCCGAAGAAGGCACCGACGCCTTCACGCGCCTAGAGCAGATCGCGATCGAGGCCGCTTACGTGAAGCAGCTCGCCGAAAAATACGGCGTGCCCGAGACCGCGATTCGGCTCACGACAAACTCGCTTCCGAGCACGCCCGCAGCCGCAGCCGCAGCAGGCGACGCGGTCGGAGCCAGCGCGGCAGAGGCGCAGGCGGCGAGCGTCACGGCTT